CTCGGTCGGTCGTGCCACCATCTACTAAAACAGATGCGCCATAGCGCTCAATAAATTCAGAGCGCGAAATATTACCGCTGTTGTTGATTTCAACCCAAACCGGCAGGCTGGGAGAACGAAGTGATGGTACGTCATATGAACGGGTGCCACTACCACCATCTGATTCAACAAGATCGTTGCGAACAGCGGTGTCAGCTAAGACAAGCTCATGCGCGAGAATCCAACGCGCTCGGGGTATTTGAGTAATAGAAGTCGGCAGAGATTCGTTCTTATCGACTAGGTAGAAGTAGATACGAACATCAGATGCTCCGTACCATCCCCACTCCACCATTGTCATGAATGTCTGGGACAGGTCTAGTACAGCCTTACTATCACCTGTGCCATCTACCTTGTCGCCAGTCCACTGAGAGCGAGGAACCCTAGTCTCAAACTTCAGGCCATTACCTGCGCTGTTCCTATATAAAATTTGCAGGCGATCACCAACACCGTCGCCGCTGCACTCAACAAAGAAGCCATCATTAGTGTCGCCAACACCCCAAAGACGAGTGACGCTAATTGGTGTTTCTTGGACGGATAGCTTTGTGGCGAGACTAGCCCTAACGATACGACCGGGCTGATAGCGATACCGCTTTTTGGTGCAGATACGAGCTCGTTGAAAACCGCCATCATTTGTGTTCAGGAAAAGTTGAGCAGAACTAGCGCTGCTGTTATATCTAACCTCACCATTAGGGGCAGGAGCATAAACAGCAGTGGCATTTAGGATCTGCGTCCAACGAGCTGACTGAGTACTATCTAGTTGAGGACGTTCGTTTAAGCCTGTTACGTCGTAAATCCATGATTCCTCATTGAGCTCATATGCATCGTTCTTGGTAAGGAAGTTGAACGGTGTTGTAGCCCTGGGGAAACCCAGAAGATCTCGGTCTACCTCCGTAGCAGACCGATAGTTATCAATAATGGGTAGTGTGTAGTTCGCCCTAGGTAAAACAGTAGGGAGACTATTGGCGGCAGTCGTCTGTCCGGCTGGGAACTCTGATGCGGCCTGAACCTCTGTACCGTTTCTGGTTACAGACTTTTGCCCGATATCCTCGGGTAATTGATAGGCCGTAGTCATTTAGCGTTGTCCCCAAGTAAGGCTGGCTTTACAGGTATTGCTTGCATTGTCGATTGAACGAACTGCAATAACAAGTACGTCTCCAGCAGTACCAGAGGCCGCAGTAGATTCTCTAGTTAGATACTGACGAGCGAAGGAAAAGATGTCCGTAAGGTCAACAGTTGAAGCATCTGCATCTCCAGTGAAGAATGCAGCTAGTTGCTCACCACCAGTGAAAGTGGCAATAGCATTAGAAGCACTATCTGGAGAATTAGTTTCAATGGCCGAAAGGGTTCCGGTGCTCGTAAAGGATGTAACAGGGTTGGAAGAGGCATCTTCCATCGTCGCTGGATTCTTAACCAACAAGAATTGAGCCCGATGAGAGCTCACCATTGCCATAAGGAGTGGGAAGGCACGGAGAAGATTACGCTTGCTCTCACCTTGAGTATTAGTAATATTCTCCTTAATACGTAAGGCAAGAAGCGGTTTGAACGTAGAGGTGCCTACGCCAGTAACTTTGGAACCATCTTTGCTATAAACGTCTAACTTGCTGTAATCACCACCATCGATACTGATTTGCGCTCCATACTTTCTCAAATAGCTATTAGCCGAGATCGTCCCGCTCTTCTCAATGCGGAACTGCATTGGCAGCGTAGGATTACCCAAAGAAGGATAAGGAATACGGTCAGAGCAGTTAAGGTTATGTGCAATCACCCAGCGAGCTGTTTTAGCAGTTTCACCAGCAGCTAAGTTTGCATCTACAGGCACATAGAACATCAAACGTGAGCCGGTCCCGCCATACCAACCGAACTCAATACGCTGCATTACGAGGTTCGTAAGTGAGAGCTCGTGCTTCGAATTAGTATCAGCAGAACCAAGCAGTGCCGCACCATTTTCACCAACCATGGTGTCTCCATTCCAGTACTGCCGAGGAATGATTTCCTCCATAACAGTAGGAGAACTCGAAACGAGCTTATAGATCGTGCCTAAGTCTGTACGACTTGGCTGTGCAGTTAGAACAGCACTGTCGACAGTGAATGTCGTTGGATCGGTGCCTTGCGCTGTATATCCCTTCAAATGATCTTGAGGCCGCTCACCAGAACTAGTACGTCGTACATAGAAAACAGAGTCGCCTTGTACGCGCACGAAGTAACCATCGGTCTGGTCAAACATGCCAAATTCCATGGTCGCGTTGGTATCGCGGCTCATGGAGACACCGAACGAAGCGCTAGTAATACGCCCTGTCTGGTATGGAAAGCTTTGCTTGGTAATTAGACTCGCAATGTTTCCGTTGGAAGCAGAGGGAGTAAGAAGAACTTCAGCAGCAGATTGCTGAAGAAGGTGATTGACCTGAGTAACCCTTGAACCACCAGTGGTCTGTTCACTCTTAGCCCAGATATTTGGGTTTATATCAATCAGATTGGTATCATCAAAGATCGCCAGAGGAGTTTGCACTCTGGGGATACCAAGAAGATCGTCCCGTACCTGAGAAGGCGCAGAAAGATTATCAAGAATCGGGATCGGGCTTTGATCCGATGCGACAACAACAGGAAGTGAATTCGCGCTAGTAGCTTGACCAGCAGGAATTGGTGTAGTTTTACCTACACTGATTACACTTACGCCTTCTTCGACGGATGCCATTAGGTCTTACCTTCAGCTTACGGAGTCTCGGGAAATCCGAGGAATTACTTCCAAGGTGCCAATTGCCATCGTATCTTCTTTATATAGTGAAATTGTGCCTTGATTACTACCAGCTGTGAAAGCAGGAGCTCCAGCAGTAGTCGGTTCAATTTCGAAGATAGTAGAGCTAATGATTGACAGTTTGTTGGGGTAGAAGTTAACCCCATCGTAGACTGATTGACCAGTTCCTGTAATGAGAATCTGATCTTCAGATGTCAGTCGATGAGCCGCAGCAGTTGTTATGCGGACTTTATTAGCGACAGCACCACCAGAACCTGTGAAAGAGGTGCCAGAAGAGATGCTTTGGATTGTGGCTTGAGTAACCGTGAAGTATTCACGAAGATCCCACAAGTACTTACCCTGTAGTTCATCCGTGAAATCAGTGCCGGAAGCCAAACCAGATTGGTTAAAGCCACGTTCTGTATAACCAAGAGGCACATTCCGGCCTAAAGCCTCAGTCTGACGACTAGCAAGCTTTAGCTGAACCTGACCTTTGGTTGGATCAAGTTCGACGATACCAAAAGAGTCAACAGCAGAGGCTGGAGTCGTTGAGTCATTGAAGAAGCGCCGAATGTCAGCTACTAATACTGAGTTGCTGTAGTCGTAGGGAGTACCCCAAGGCTTCTCAATATTTAAGTACAATTCATCAAATGAATCACCTTCTCTTACGGTGATGTCGATGCTATCCAGTGCCATGTCTAGTTAGCCAGAAGCTTATTGATCAGGCGCTGCCGGGGTGAACCGGAAATTCCCGTAACAGTATTAGGAACTGGTGCAGATTGCGCTCTTTCTAACTTTAACTGATGCAGCTCAACATAAGCTTGATAGTATGTATCGTTCAGATCCTGAAGTCGTTTGTTTTCACGCTCCAGATTAATAATGCGTTCTTCAAGAGCTTTAGGTGCTACTGGAACTTCCTTGTATACAGTTTTAATCTTTGGTGCCTGAACAATAGACAAACGAGCAATGTGCTGGTCACGCTGAACAAGGACTTGCTCAATATCCCGTTTGTGCTGATCAAACTTCTGTCTCAGTAGGCTTTCTCTCTGTTGGATATCAGCAATTTCTCGCTCCTGTGTCCTAGCTAGTTCAAGAGCAGTAGATAACTCGGAGGCTAAACGCTTAACCTGAACTCCATTAACGGGGGGTGTTGTGGCTGGAGTACTTGGTTCAGCCTTTTCAGATCCGACATTGACAGAGCCAGTAGGCGGTACTGTCCACTTCAGAGTGAAAGATGTAGCGCGGGTATCGCCAAGATCCTTGAAGCCTACGTTATAAAAAACGCCACGAGGAGTAGCAGCGATGTCAAAATCAACGGCTCCATCGACGACTTCAAAATGTTGCTCATCACGGCTACTACCAAAGAAAGCCTTAGAGGCCTTAAGGGCGAGTACACCATTTCGCTTGTCATCAAATAGCTGCCCAAAGACACGGGTCATTACTAGACCTCCCGATAACTGATAGTGACACTGACGTTTGCTGTTCCTGTTTTTACAAGTAGCAACTTTTCACCTGCTACCGTCTCAAACAGACCCAGGTCAGAAGCTTGTACAACGGTAGAAGTTGCGGCTAGATAAATATCGTTTGCAACAGTCGAAACAGAAGCACCAGAATCAAATTTCACGCTACAGGCAGCGTCAGCACTGATGGTGTAACTCAAGACTCGAATCTTGGCGCTAGTTACAGCAGCAACGAGATCAGTCGAAGTAGTACCAGAAGCTTGAGCAACAGTGGCGAACTTTACGTCGTCAGAAAAGACATCGTGAAAAGTTAAGTACCCTAGTCCAGCTGCGCCAGTACCCGTACCACGAATATACGCATCATTACCATTGGCGTCGCGTCCGTATAGAGCCATTAGATAAAGGACAGCAGAGATACACTATTGGGATTATCGAATTCAGCAATCATGCCAAAAACTAAAAAAGTCCCGGAGGTAATAAAAGACGATTTTGTACCGTCTCTCATCACAACTCGTATTCTAATGGTAGCGAATTCAAAGTCCTGACCATTAAACTCTACTCTGGGAGTACGTGGATTACCGATTGATAACCAAAGCTTTTCTTCAGGGTCATAACGATCAACCTCATAATGATCGATGTCATTAATGGGAACAGGTCTGCTGAAAAACCCTCCTGGGTATATAGCATCTAAACCAACATAAGGAGTCGTGGTGGGTGCTTCCCAATCAACAACAATAGTACGAGACTCAGCCATTTAAGTATTGCGGATACTGAAACTAATTTTGTTAGGAGTAATAGCCTTTATCTGCCTACGCTTGAACGAACTGTAAGTGTTGCCAAGATCAAGATCACCTGTTTCTACATACTCAAACTTACGGTCGGTGTAAAGAATGCCAATAACCTCATACGTGCCATCACTGTTATCTTTAACAGACTGGACTCTATAACGTCGAAAATGTTTCTCGCTAGCTTCATTAACTAGCAACCACACATGGCTAGAAGTGGGAACAGAATTAAAACCTGAAACATTACAGACATTTCCATTAATACTGGTTACCTGTGAACGCTCAGCTACACCGGTTTGACTATAGACATATAGATGCCATGTACCACTGGTAAGAGTGGGGGACCGATCTAAAACAACTGTATTACTAGTCGCAGTTGAAATACGACCACCTGATAAAACCTGAGTCTTCAATGGATCTGCAACTACACAAATATCACCGGGGAGAAGCACAGCTCCTTCTGACGCAACCTTAAAGGCGACGGTTTCTGTATTAAGAAGATTACTGGCAAGGATGTATCGTCCAAAACGTCTTGCTTGAGCACGGCTTGTACAACCCATTGCCCTAACTCTTTTATGGTTGTACCCATAGCGTTCAATCGCAGCGCTATCTTCAATACTTTCCTGTTGCTCTTGATAAAAGAGATTTGGATCGACAAAGCTAACCTCAATGGCAGTTGTACGAGCTTTTTTCGCCGTACCTTCATACGAGAAACAAGGCTCTGTAACCTCACCAGACTCATCTACTTCTTGAATAACATTTGCCTCTGTAAAAAGGCGATAAGAAGAACGGTCATTACTTTCTAACTTTTTATCTATAACGACTGTGACCTTGCCGCCGTAATAGATAAGAGATGCTTGAAAGGACGAAGCGACAGCTCGAATAAGATCAAGAGCGTCCGCGCCTCTGTTGATATATGCATTGAACTTAATATCGTGCTTATCGCAATACTCAGCCGCAACACGTATGGATGCAAGATCTACGTCATCAATGCTGATTCCTGGAACAACAACATCCTTGGGATTAGGACCGACAGTTTGATAATCACTAGTACCGCAGCCGTAACGGGGATTAGTAAGAAGATCTAAAAGAACGAACGCAGGATTGTCACTCCAAGCAACTGTTGTAGACAAGTCACTATTGACTGTTTTAATCTTTAAACCCTTAAACAGACCCTGCACAGTCGGCATCTGAGTAAATTCACCAACATCAAATTTACAAGCAATCAGTGATGTAAAAGGATAGATAAGTTTTTCATGCCAAGTAACATCTGCAGAAACAAATTGGACATCACCTTTTGCCCATTGATGACTGTAGATATTTGCGCCTCCTTTGCCTGACTTTGGTTCGGGAATATCTCCCTTGTCTAGACGAGTAACCTTAACTGAAATGGGTATAGCTCTGCCTTCAATATTGATAGGATCAATATCAATAAGTTGTTGGGATTTTAAAGGACCATTGTCATCGATAGTGGCTTGATGGAAGATATTTCCATTACCATCAATGATCTCATATTTCCACCTAAGATACTGATCAACCTCATCTGGTGTTTTTGTCTCTTTAGTCCCGTCGTCGTAGCTTTTGTAAACAGTGTCAGGTGCTCCTCCCTTCCTTGGAGACTTTTGCAGCAGCATATAACAGGGACCACGAACAATACGTAGCCGCAACTCATCTGCGTTTACTTGGTTGAATGAGCGAATTACAGTTACATCAGGTTGATTCTCTTCGGACTTACCAAGAGTTGCTCCAACAGATAAGTGAAATCCAGCTGACTTGATAGATTTAATAACATCGCTAGTCTGTGATCCGTCAGTTAACTCAATATCCGAGTTATCAAGAGATGTACCAGTTAGCTGAAGGCCATTGAAATATAAATCCTTCTTCTTACTACCTGTTGCGAGACCCTCAATTGGACCCTCAGAAACGATCTGCAACAGATAACCTGCCTCGTCTTCAGAATCAGTCTGTACATAAGAAGAGATTACAGGCATATTGGCGACCAAGAATTCACCGTATAACAGAGGCAACACAGATCCACGATTTGAAGTTCCCTTCATTCCGCCGAAGACAGCATCGTTAGCCTCTGAGCCCTCTTGCTTACCGTCTTCAGGCGCACCCGGAGCAAATAGACCTGCTATCCCTGTAAATATCAATGCAAAACCCAGACTCATAATGGCCGTCTGGAGACCAGCAGAAATAGTACCGGCGGTTGCTGAAAAAGTAACGCCAAGCACACCCATCGAAAGGGCTACAAGGAGTACACCAACTAGGATTAGTCCAATACTTTTGAACAAACTCATTGCACCTGTGATAACAGGTACAAGAGAAAAGGAGCTACAACCTAATCCAAGTTCTTCGTAAGAGTTATTGGAACTATGCGAGGTAATGATCTGAAAAAATATACCAAGTTCATGCGCTGATGTTAGGAATTCACGAAAGCCTGGAATCAGCTGACAGAGGGCTCTAATCGCCTCTTTAGGATTAGATACTGCAAGCTTGTGGTTACGCCCAAAACGCTTCCCGGCCACACCTTCTAGCTTGATATCCATCATCAGTTCAGTACCTTCTCAAAAACTTGTAAACCGTTATCGGCAGACCACACTTCAAGACGGTCAGCTTCGACAACATAAACGTATGACGTTAGTTCCATATTCGCAGCAACTACAAGATCGTGTTCGCTAAACCCCTCGTTGCCTATGGGATGGGAATGAAAGATAGTCTCTGGTCTGTATTGTAGATAAGTTTCCGCATCAATTAAAAACGACTCCTCTGGGTTCTGAGAGGTATTTCTAACTCGTATAGCCTTACCTTCGCAGACAACACCGCAAGCCTCTTCAGGGAGTGCCTGAACGCTTAGCTGAGCGATCTTACGGTGTAATCTCTTAGACATCTTTAGTTCTGCGCTGTAGGGAAGCCCCCAAAACGGAGATTGTTATTAGCACCAAAGTGTTGCTTGCAAGCTTCAAGTGTTTTAGCGCATCCATCAGATTCCCCTGCGGTGGGGACATTAGAGCCGTCGTACTGACAATCTGGTCCTCTATATGTGAAGGGACAATAGTTCGGATACATACGACGCCTAGGAATAGACAAGCCCTCTATATCGAAGACAGAAGCCAATTGGTAGTTAACACCAAGCTTTGTCTCTTGCTCTTTACGGTTGAAGTACCAAATTTCAGGTGTGAAATGAGCTTCAGCTGCATTAGACGGCGTATTTTGGGAGGTAGAGCCGATCTTAAAAAGATATTTCTTATAAGTCCTAATGCGTACAAGCCTAAAACCAATAAGATCATCGTAGTCACGGGATAGATCTGTCATACCACCATCTATGTTCCCGATAAAAAGTTTAGGCGTGGGTAACTTATTGCTGCCAGTAATTTCTACACCACCAAAAGCAATCGGAACTGGCTTATATGTTCGCGTGTTGCCGTCCTTATTTACGTACTGAACTGTCTGCCCACCTGATTGCTCAGGGCTGACAAGGTACAACGTCGAAAACCCTGATGATTGGAAAGCAGTATCTCCATCAATAGTAAAAAGGTCTATAAGCGCATCTTCTTTGAGTTGCTCAACATTCTTAAAAACAAGCTTTTTGCTATCCATTAGTCAATATTTGCCTCAATAAGAGAAAACTGAAAGACTTCTAAGGTCGGATTATTAGTAGTGATATTTGGATTAGTCGTACCTGCAACCAAAAACTGCCGTGAGTACGAGTTGTCTCTTAAACGGTAGCGACGTGGTGTTTGACTGAATGGCGTCAATGTCATAAGAAAATAATCACCAATCGCGACATCGTCTAAAGCATTTCGCAGAACAAGCGCATCGGTCGACCCCAGTGGTCTTGTCGTAATGTCGTACTCACTCATACGGGTATTTACCCCGTCAGCAGAGATCTGCTCATAGCCATCACCAAAGCTAAATTTACGTACCCTGTGTGTACGTTTCTCCTGGACATTAGAAACTAAGTCCAGGGCAAGATTAACGTCGGCCATTGTGTAATAGTCCGCCTGAGCGCCTTTCTTCCATGATGACCCGTTTTACCGCACCATCGATGGCCTTGCCTAATTTGCCTGCTTGATCACCTGTTGTAGTGGATTCTGCATTACCACTTTGATCAACATTGACTGTGATATTCGTATTGGTATCACCACCCATCTTGCCTTTCTTACCGAAGTCGACAGGGATTGCCTTGCCGTTTGGAAGAGGAACAACAGCTTCGTTCATTCCACCTTCGCCAATGAGCGCTTGGGTAGGCCCGGTAACAACCCCGCCTTTCGCAAGTTTTAAACCAAAGTTGGGTCCAAGAGTGCCAAATTTCTCCATTCCGAACATGCCGGACTGAGCTGCGCCGCCTTGAAGGTTTCCTTGGCCCATGCCAACACCACCAGGCATTGAGCCACCACCAAACAGACCTAAGAGTGACTTCAGCACCATCATCTTGATCATGTCCGCAATGATCTTGGTAGCCATCTGCATGAAACTGTCAGCAATGCCTTTGAACATGTTTCCGAGAACATCTTGTACAGATGCTGCACCAGACAGGATGTCGGCAAAGCCTTGAGTAAAGGCTGTACTGATCGCTTGACCGACCCCAGCAGAAATTTCACTGAGCTGACCGAAACGTTCGATCAGGCCATCCATCTCCCCTAGTTTTTCTGCATCAACAAGCTTTTGTTCTCTAAATACTTCAAAGGCCTCAAGTGCATCTCCGGCAAGAGGACCACCAAGACGCTGCTCTTCTTCTAACCGTCGCTGTTCAATCTCAGATTCTGCACCAATTCGCCTTCCTTCGAACGTATCCATCGTTAGCCCTTGAGCCATCGACGCTGCACCTTGTACAAGCGTCTTCTGAGTGCCTAGTGCGCTTGCCTTCGTACTTTGTCTAAGCCCTTCAATTGCAACTGCCTGCTCCAATAACTTGTTGTGTTTCTCACGCAGCGCCATCTCAACTGAAAGCTGCGTCAAGACGCCGTCAGGGCCTGTATAACGCTTATTTACTTCGGCAAGGATTGCGTTGAATTCATCAGCTGAAATATTGCCATCTTTATATTGCTTTTGAAGGCCTTTAATCGACTCACCTAACTCACGCTCCATAATGAGCTTTTGAGCCATAACCTCAGACTGAATCCTAATTACTTTTACTGAATCGGCAGTATTAGTAGCTAGACCTTTAAGTAGCTGTTCAGCATTAATGATTTGATCAGCAAAACCTTCCAGTTGTCTACGAGGCATAATCGCCTTAGCTATCCCATCAAGATTTTCTTGGTTGGTTAAATCCAATCCCTGCGCTCTTGCAGAATTAATCTGAGCTTGCACCGCCTGTGCTTGACGTTTTGCATCGGCAAATCCGCCTCCTGAAGCAAGACCTAAGTCCTTAGCCTGAACTGTAGGTGGTGCATCAAGATTGGGAATAGTTTTACCAGCCTTTTGAGCTTCTTCTTTCTTCCCTGCTAATTCAGCTTCCTTCATGGCCATCTCTAGGCCTTTCTTCTTCAGTTCAGCAATCTTTCTCTCGATATCAAACTTATAGTTTGAAATTTGCTGCTCTACATCGGCATTAGCAATGACAAGTGACCGCTTCTGAGTCTCGATATCAAGCTCACCGCGCTTACGCTGTGAAATGTACTCATTTAAGGCAGTCAATGCAGTTGCTGATGCGCCTTCCTCACCCTCAATCAATTTACGGTTACGACGATCCGTCATCCGGATCTTTATCTCTTCTTGAGCAGTAAATAGATCAAGTTGCTTTCGAGCAACATCCTGCCGTGCATTGAACTCTTTATCT